GCCATTGGAGTATCTCTAGCAATCATATTAGTAGACCATTTTGGAGGGTGTGCTCTTTTACCACAACAAGGGCAAAGAAACATACCTTCTGGATTTGGTGTACTACAATGTTGACACTTAGCCATTAATCTTTAGTAATTATAATTACAGCAACTCTAGTTCTATCTAACATTACTGCTTTTATATCTACAAGTTTAGCATCATCAATAGTTTCAATATAGTCATTTATCTCTTTTGCTAAAGAGCCAGCTACTGAATCATCTTTTACACTTACATCATTAATAATAACTTTAGTGCTTGTATTAAAATTTGCCATTTTATTCTCCTATTATTTAAAATTCTTTATGGCTTTCGGGGTGCAGTGAGCACCCCCAGTAGCCATTTACTATTGTTTAGCTGTCGCTAAAAGCAGGTGTTGTTACTGATACAACTTGTCCGTTTAAGTACCATTTAGTACCGTCACAAACCATTGTAAATTCAGTTCCTGCTCCTGGTGTATCCACTTTCAGAATACGGTTTGAGTCTCCGTCTGATTCAACAAGTTCAACATTGTCGCCACTTGCATCTGAATCTAAGAAAACTACCCCACCTTTAATGAAGTTTGATGTTGAGCCAGTATCAACTGAAAAGTCGTGACCGTCTGCATCATCACCTACGTACCAGAACTTGTAGTTTAAACCACGTTCTAATGCACTTGTAGGTAAAGAGTATACTCTATCTGCTGATACATCTTCAATAATCATCAATTTGCCAGAATCGGCTTTTGATAATGAAGCATCTGCATCAGGTAATACTCTAAACTCCTGTGGAAAAGTACCAAACTTTCCACTATTAACTTCTAGTCTATTTGTCTTAGCCATTATGATATACCCTCCAAGTTAATTAAGTAGTGAGATTCTGGTAAACATACTTCAAGACCTGCTTCTGTAAGAATCATATCCTTACGTAGGTCTTCGTCAGCACCTTGTACGTTGTCCATAACAACAGTATCACGGTTAACTCCATTACCTACTAATGGTCTGTAGTATAATTTACTCATATCTGCCATTAACATTAAGCTCTTTGAGTGTCCTCTAAACAACGGCTCTTTTACCATATATACAGACCCGTGGATAGTATTAACTTCCATAAGTTGATGACCGAAAGCACCATTGGCTTCGTTCATATTTAATCTGTACTGTGTACTTTCAGTTGATTTATCAAGGAAAGCACCGTCACCCATTTTGTTAAAAAATGTGATAACTGGTAAAGAACAAAGTGCTAGTCTTTCATCAGAGCCACCTCTTGCTGGGTCAAATAATACTTCAAAGTCTCCTAATAAAGCATCATAAGTTAGCTCGGACTGTTGGTATGTTTTAGCATAAGCTTGTTGTGCATTATAAGATAGAGAACTTGCTCCGTCTACAAATGTACTGTTTTTCAAGATATGTCCAACTAGACCTTCGGTGTACTGAATACCAGCATTATCTCTAGCTTTATGATTAAATAGCATAGCTCTTTCAATATCAATTTTGTGCTCTCTCATTTTTTGAGCTAACACTCTTTCAAATTCATTTGCTACACCTCTCATATTAATAGCTAGAGCTGTGTTTGTAATCTCAGCTGCTGTTTTGAAAATCTGGGTGTACCCATAATTATCATCAAAGCTGTCTGAAAAAACGTCTGGTGACCCAGAGCCTTCAGCATATGCTGAGCCGATGATTTGACATACATCGCCGTCTGCGATGTCATCTTCATCTGAGCCTGAAGCTGCTGTTGAGATACTAATTACTTTAGCAGTAAATGATGTATCTGCAGCATTAACTACAGGGTCATCTTCAACTCTTACAATAATATTAGCGTAACCGTTAGCATCATAGTCTGTTTGTATAGCAATAACCATACCTTTTACTAAGAAGTTAACCGCTGCACCGTCTCTTGTATCTACAGTAAGACTGTGAGTTGAATTAACTGTTGCATTTGAAACAGCTGTTCCGTCAATTAGGAACTCTCTACTAGTGAAATCAATTTTTGTTCTATCTTCAAGATAACGGAACAAACTATCATCAGTAGGAAGTTTAGCTGTTTGAGACAAGTAAACAAAAAACGGACTTTCTTCTGGTGCTAATTCTGCAATTCTATCACCGAAGTTATAAATTCGTCTTTGGTCTGGTCTTGACCCGTAATCTGCAGCAGTTACTTGGTTGTTGAAACTACCCAATGACTCACTTGCCACTGGTATAGCGTTCATAGTTCCTTTTGTAATTGCCATTTTATTATCCCTCCTAAAGGATTATTTTTTCAAGCGGCGTGTATTACCTACAGCAAGTATACGTTTCCACATATCCTGGTCTGCATCTGGTTTAGGTGGCTCACCACCTTGTAATAAACCTGCTGACTTTGGATTTTGTTGAGTCTTTTTTACACTCTCAACATTAGCAGATACTCTACTTGGAGTATTACCTTTCCATACTTGAAAAAGTGTTTCTAGAGGAATATTATCTTTAGGTTTAGTTACAAAATCTACAAACTCGGCAGCTTCAGAGTTGTTCAATTTAAAATCATTTTGAACTTGAAAAGTTAATTTATCAACTTCTCTTTGTTGCTCTAATCTACCCATATATGCTTGCATTTTTGAACTAACAGCATTATCAATCTCTCTCTGTCTTACTTTATAAGAATCAGAATTAGGATTTGTATATGCGTCCCAAGGATTAAACTCCTCTTGTTTCATTGTTATTTGTTCTTTATCTTGTCCTTTACCCCCTGTTAAGTGGTTTCTAACAACGTCAACCAATTCAGGATTGTCCTGAAATAGCTTTGCTACTGGTCTTAATTTGCCTAACTCAGCCTCAGCTTTGTCATACATAGACTGGAATTTACGCACTTCATCTGCGTCAGAACTCGAATCTGGTGTGACACTGGGCTCACTTAAACTATTATTTTCAGAAGTTTCAGAACTTTCTAAAGTTTCTTCCATTACGTTTTCTTGCACGTCTGCCATTTTTAACTCCTATCGATGTCCCTAATCCTCGTCTATCAATGGTGATGTAAACGATTCTATTGTGGGCTGCACCTGTTGTTGTTGTTTTACCTTTTCAGCGTCAATCTTTAACTGAGATTCAATACCTGATTTACTTGTGGTAAGTTTGCTTTTAAACTTCTCAACCTCAACACGTTTTCTATCTGATACAGATTCTCTTTGAGCAGTTTGTAAATCGCCGCTTAAAGTCTTCACTTGCTCTTGTAACTGTTGTATGATACCTTGTAATTGTTGTACCTCTCCAGTTCTAGATAACACTCCTTCTTTATCATATATTTCTGTTTTCTTGAGTGCTTCTACTTTGTCAATCAATCCTAATTGATATGCTTCCATATACATTTGATACTCAGCATATTTATTATTAGGCATTGTAGAGCCAGCTACGATTCTTACATCAAATTGTCCAGATGTAATATCGTTTTTAATTTTTATTAATTCATTTGATTTATCATCATAAAGTCTATTGTTTACAGTAAACTCTGTAATATCATTGTTAGGTTGTACTATTCTAAAACTTTTTTCAAATGTGTAATGTCCTCTAGACATTTGATATAATACTTTACCTAACTGTTGTAAAGACATTTCTATATCTCTTAATTTACTTGCACCTCTACCTTCACCCATTTGTGCTAATAACATAGTACCTCTAACACTATTAGGTGCTCCTTGTTTAAAACCTTGTAATAGTTCTGGTACACCAAAATTTAAATCAATATATCTTTCTACTTGATTTATCAATGCATAAAACTCTCCAGACAAAGGTTGTGGTTGTGCTAAATGTGGCTCACCATAAGTTGGGTCATATTCTATAACTGCATTAGGATTAGCCCAATCTTTCTCTATCTGTGATATATCTTCTACACTACCTTGTGGTATCATAAGTTTTAAACCAGCAGCTGTTTGTGCGTGTGCTAAAGCAAGACTAAATAATTTATTTAATAGTCTTTGCATATCTTTTACTTTATTTACATCTGATTTAGGGTAAGGTGTATTAGTCCAAATATTTGGTATTGGTACAATAGGGTATGTATCAGTATCTAATATTGTTTCATATAATAATACTTGACCTAATGATGCTGTAAGTTTAATTCTTGTTTGTGGTATTTCAACATATGTATATATGTTAGATTCAATTTTTTCTGCATTGTTTTCTAAAAATACTGCAAATGTTTCTGCGTCCATAATTTGTTCTGATTCTTCTACAGTATCTGCTACCCTAAAGAAAGGAACTTTAACTTTACTAAATCTTTCTAATATTCTATATCTTCTTGTTATAGACATATCATAATCTTTAGAATCTACTTCTGCTGGTGTAAAAACTTTATTTGTATTTTTATTAGCAGAATTAGGAAAGTCATCATACTGGTCTTGAACACTATATGTTTCTATATCTTTTAAAAAAGGCTCAACGTCTGGATATAAATTTAATACTTGTTCTTCTGTAAGTATTGTTGAAAGAATAATACTAGCAGCATCTTGAAAATATCTATCTCTAGAGGCTGGGTCTACATATACTCTAAAAGGATTTAGATGTGTAAACATAACTTCGCCTCGTCCATAGTCAGCTTCTGGCTCTATATACGCATAAAAATATCCTAACCCTGTAGTTGCGTAATCGTGCACAGCTTGTTTAAAATGATGCTGCCCGTCTGATATATCGAATATATATTCAAGAAGTGTTTTCCATACATTTGCTAATTTAGTATCTGAATCTTCTCTTGCTGTAATCCCGTATCGCACAGGTCTAGATGTCATTAATGATTTTAATTTATCTATCGCTGCATATATTCTATCTATGGTAAAATCTGCTTGTCCTATTGATTGTAGTGCTTCTGATTCGTCTTGAGTGTAATGATTACCTAATGTAAAATCTATTGCTTCTCTTGCGTTTATGTCCCAATCTTTTCTTGCGTCGGCATATTTTCTAAAAATAGTTCTATTTTCATTTGCCTTTTTATCTTCTCGTATTGCCATTATTCCTCTACGTATGGTTTTAAGAACTCTTTATAAAATATTTTATTACGTGCTAATGTTCTTCTAACACCGTGTTTATCTCTAAAAGTTCTTTCATAATGTTTAAAACCAGTTCTACCTGGGTCATCTGCTATAGCACCTTGAACATTATTAGTTACTAATGATTTTGTTGTTGTTGGAAAATCTTTCAAACTACCTACATTAAAACATATATCTGCTAAAGCAAATCGTAGTCTAAGTTCTGTAGCTTCCCAATTATAATTTTTTTGCTCACAAAATTTTTTGGCTTTTTGGTATGAGTGTTCTGCTTCCTCTAATAATAAGTCATCAACTTCCGTTGAGGAAAGTCCTGTCTTTTCCAAAGTATTCTGTTCTTCTAATGTTTTTATTTTATATCCATATCCTATAGTTTTTAATCCACCTTCTGGTGAATCATATGGATAAAACTTATCCCCTACTTTATTATCATACCCTTCTACCCTTTTTAAGTAGTCAATGTATTCGTTTAAACTATACATAGCCCTGAAAAAGTTAATACCTTTTATTACCCGAAATCTCATATTTTAAGTCCTGTCACCCAATTTATTTGTTTTTTTGTTTGTCCTATAAAATCAGTTTCATTTACACTTTCTAAATTCATACTTCTACTTCTGGGTGGTTTAGCATAGAAGTCTGCATAATATAAACCGTCAAGTAAGTCGTCGTGTCTACCTTTTGGAAACTGAAATAATTCATCTACTAATTCAGTATGTTCTTTTTTAATAAATAGTTTCTTACTATTTACTATACTACCTAAAGACATTTCTAGTCTATCTTCTTTTTTAATACCGTGTGGTGGTCTTACACCTTTATTAATACCTGGTAGTAATCTTTTTTCTGATGTCGCCATACGTTCTACCATATCTCTTACCATTTCTTGAGCACCAACTGTTTCTACTGCACATCTTTTAACTGGCATATATTTTTTTGCATATTCCATAATTTTTTTAGGCATATCAAATGCTGGTATCTTTGCGTGGTAATAATCTAAAACATATCTATTTTTATGTGCATCTATAGCCATAATCATAATTACTTGATAGTCAGATGTTTTTGATGCTGTATGTGCTAAGTCAACACCCATATATAAATGTACAGGTATTAACCTGTCATCTCTTTTTAAACAACCAAAACCATTATTGTTTATATATTTATAGTTATGATATTGTATGTTTTCCATTTTAAATGTAGCACTTTCTACATCTCTAGCATCATTTAAATACTCTTGTGCAAACTTATCTATCTTACCTGCTTCAATAAATTCTTTTCTTTTTTGGTCTAGTTTACTTAATGGAAACTGTTCTTTCCATACTGCTTTACCATTTTCTATAGCTCTAATAAATGTAACGTCCCAAGGATATTTTTTATTATTCTTTTGTGCATCTAAAAAACCGTCGTGTACATTTTGTAAGAAAGCGTCATAGTGTACAATAGTACCTGACAACCATATCCAACCTTCTTTACCTGGTGATTCTTCTAATGCTGGGTATACTGTAGATACAATCCATTGTTTAATCTCATCACGTCTATCTGCTGTTTTAGTATTTAGTTCTGACTCAAAGTCATCAAGTATAATACCAGTATATCTAGAATCTACTTCAGAACGACCTCTTAGTCTTTGTGATGTACCTTTAGCTATTATTCTATGTCCTTTAGTTGTAACTAAATCTTTTTCAGTCCAACGTAGTTTTTCATCACCACCACATAGATTACCAAAGTAATATCTAATAGCATCATTGTTTTCTAAATGTGAACGTATATATTTTAAATGGTCAATAGCCTGACCTTGTTCCTCTGCTACCCAAGCCATAAACTGTGCTTGGTCTTTAGGTGTAAAACAAAGCTTATGCATTATAGCTGCTTTCATTAATACTGATTTTCCAAAACCTCTTGGAAGCACATTACAAATACGTGCTCCAGGTTTTGTACTAATCAATTTTTTACCTAAATCATAATGAAAGGGTGGAGACTCTGACTTATGTAAAAAATCATTTGGTAAGAATAACTTACCAAACAGTATTAAATCTTGAGAAGCTTTATGTAATAGTATTTCTTTTTCTGATACAGTCACGCTTCACCTTGTGATTTTATAAAATGTTCGTTCATAGATATTAATTCTTGTTTAGAATTGTATACAGAAAAACAAGGACAATCCATAACAACATAGTGTTCTTGTGGTATGTCGTGATGTTCTTTATACATTAAATCGTACAAAGCAAACCAACTTTCAGATTCTTTCTCACAATTAATCTTCTTCGGACACATCAGACACTGTACGCGTTTGTTCTGCAATTTTTTTGACATTATTTCCTCCGTCTAATAACTTTAATTGTTCAGGTGTAAAACCTTGGAATAAAGCTAATGACTCTGTTTTTTGTTCTTTCTTAGCTAGCAGACCTGATATTTCCATTAAAATTTTTATAGATGCAAGCTTGTCTGCGTCCCTAGCATCTTCTTTGTCAACGATTTCTTTAGTTTTTTCTAACAAATACTGAGGTGTAATGTCAGATTGTTCTAA